TATAATTAGAGTATGAAAGAAGAACCTTTTAAAGAGTGCTTAGGTTGTTACCGAGCTAAGTCTTTAGATGCGTTCGGTGAAGACAAGTCACAAGATGACGGCCTCAACAAATACTGCCGTGATTGCATAAACCGTTCTATACCAGATACTTCTTATTGGGATGACCCTGAATCTAATTGCTACAAATGCCGTAAGAGACATAACAGAATAAACATACGCATACACAGTAAATACCGGGAAAAGGTTGACAGGTTGCAGATGGAGGTTGACCGATTAAGGGCGATGTACGAGTTGCCCCTGGGGAGTTAAGGAAACCGCAAACTTGAATCAGAAAAGAAAAACACATAGTATATTAGAGTAAAGAAGAACCGCCTACGCTTAACTGTGTAGGCAAAAGTAGTTATGGGAGCAGGAAGGCCAAGCAAGTATAAGCCGGAATACGCCAAGCAGATGGTGGACTTCTTTGATAAAGAGCCATATAAGAAAGAAGGAAACAGAGAAAACCCGGTTGATTTTCCGTTTTTAGAGGACTTTGCCGACGAAATAGGGGTAACCTATACCACCCTTTATCTATGGGGTCAAGACAAGAAAAACAAACCTGAATTTTTTAAGGCTTACGCACGAGCCAAGAAACACCAAGAGAGAATACTTGTTATAAACGCCCTCCGAGGAAACTATAAACCATCATTTGCTGAATTTGTAGCAAAGGCAGTGTGCGGTCTTACCGACGCACCCCAACAGGAAGATTTTAACGATAAACTTGATAAAATAGTGTCCGCTATGGAGAAGGCCGCTGGCAAATAGTTCTTTGGTATACAGCGATAAGCAAAAGCGAGTATTACGGGAAGCAGATGCGAGATGGAATATACTACACGGGGCGGTAAGGTCAGGAAAGAGTTTTATAAGTTCTGATTTACTCGTTAAACGTGTTCACCAGCAGCCGAGGGGAAACTGCCTAATGGTGGGAAAAACGGAAGGAACCTTAACAAGAAACGTAATACATCCCCTACAAGACCGATGGGGGTCAACATACATAAGCGACATATCGGGTAGTTCGGGAAGTAGGGAGTTAAGAATATTCGGTAGGAAGTTTTACGTTATAGGTGCTAACGATGAAAGAAGTGTTAAGAAGCTCCAGGGGATGGGTCTTGTTTATGCTTACGGTGATGAGATAACAACCTGGCCGCAGTCGTTTTTTGAGATGTTAAAGTCAAGGCTTGACAAGAAGGGTGCCAAGTTTGACGGAAGCTGTAACCCGGAGGGGCCGTTTCATTGGCTAAAGACGGACGTACTTGAAAACGAAGAAATGAACCGGAAGGATTGGCATTTTACCCTTGATGACGGAAAAGATTTTTTAGACCCTGATTTCATATCCGAGTTAAAGAAAGAATACGTTGGAGTTTGGTATAAACGCTACATTGACGGCTTATGGGTAATGGCAGAGGGTGTCATTTATGATATGTGGCGGGATGAGACTAACGTTATTGATGAGCTGGACTTCAAAGAGAAAGACCCGGTTAAGTATTACTGCTCTTTAGATTACGGGACGAACAACCCTTTTGTGGCGGGGCTTTTTGGAGTAAAGGGGAATCAGGCAAGGCTGATAAAAGAGTATTACTACGATTCTAACAAACAGGGCAGACAGAAGACAGACGCCGAGTATTCAAAGGATTTGGCTAACTTTTTAGACGGATACAACGTCAGAAACATATACATTGACCCTTCGGCGACGAGTTTTAAGGCACAGTTAAGGGCTGACGGGTTCAGCAACGTAAGAAACGCCAACAATGCGGTATTAGACGGTATCAAAACTGTCAGTAAGAAAATATCAGACGGGAGTTATAAAGTTTTGTCATCTTGTCAGAACACGATTAAAGAGAAGTCCACTTATGTTTGGGACAACAGGGCACAGCAAAGGGGAGAGGACAAGCCGTTGAAGGAGAACGACCACTGTTGCGATATGGAGCGGTATTTTTTACATACACAGTTTGGGCGTATGAAAGTAGGTGCAGCTAAAGCATTTTAGGAGACAAAATGAATACTAAAGAGATACTAAGACGAATTGAGCAAGCCGGGGAAAGGATAACGTCTCAAATCATCAGCGACTTGATAGCAGACAACGAAACTACCCGGCAGAGGCAGATTAGGGATTATGAGAATTACAAGGCGGAAAACCTTCCTATTCAAGAGAGGGCGTTTTCAGACCCGACGAAAATAAACAGGAAAGTAAACAACGATTTCAGGGGGGAGATAGTTGACCAGGCTGTAGGGTATTTATTCGGCAAGCCTATAACGTATTCTATTGATAAGGAATATTACGGTGATGATGAGGCATCTTTTGAGAGAGACAGGGAAGTCTTAGGTGACTTTGAGAAAGAAAACCGACTTGAGGACATAGACTTGGAAGCCGGGAAAAAGCAGGGGGTTTGCGGGTCGGCGGGGCGTATAATGTACATTGACACTGAAGGGAAGGTAAGAGCAATGAACGTACCGCCCTGGGAGATGATATATATTCAGGACAGGTCGCTTGACAGACTGCAGTATGCTATGCGGTATTATTACGTTGACGAGGTTGAGGGAGACCAGAAGACAAAGAAGACACGAGTTGAGTGGTACGACAGTGAGAACGTATGGTTTTTTATAAGCAACGGCAAGGATTTTGTATTAGATAAGACAGAGCCCGTCAACCCTATGCCTCACCAGTTTGAAGAAGTGCCTGTTGTAGAGATACCAAACAACGATGAGAGGATGAGCGACTTCAAAAAAGTAAAGGCTTTGATTAAGGCTTATGACAACACGATTTCAGACGCTCAAAACGAAATAGAGGAGTTCCGACAGGCGTATATGATGTTCAAAGGAGCCTCTATTGATGCTGAAACTATTAAGGAGGCCAGACAGAGCGGTGCCTTTGACCTTCCGGCAGACGCTGACGCTTCTTTTCTTATTAAGCAGATAAACGACAGATTCCTTGAAAACCATAAGGACACTTTAAGGGATAACATTTACAGGTTCGGTAAGACAGTTGACATTACCTCTGATACGTTTACCGGACAGGGAGCAAGCGGGGAAGCTCGCAAATGGGTTTTAACTGCTTTAGAATGGCGATGCGGCATTAAGGCATTAAAGTTTAAAATGGCTATACAGCGTATGTTCAGGATAGCACAGGGGGCCTGGGAGAGGCTGGGTATTACGATAGACTGGAAGAAAGTCAACATCCATTTTGACCGGAACATCCCAGAGGAGTTAATGCTTGAAGCGGAGATACAGGAAAAACTAAACGGGCTTGTATCGGACAGGAAACGGCTTGAGATATTTGGCCCTGTAAGAGACGTTGATTCAGAACTGGCACAGATGGAAGCCGAAAGGGGAGATATGGTTGACCTTGACGAAGTGTCTGACGAAGATGAAGTTCAAGAGTAGCAAATACTCTAACCTATCAATATACGGCACGGGGATAAAGTTTAGTGATGGGGATTTTGAGACATCTGACCCCGACAAGATAAACCGCCTTCTTGTTTACTGTGCAGAGAACGACCACGTGAAGCCCATTAGGGAGACACCTACCTATACGCCTCTTGTAAGCATAATAATGGCCTGTTATAACGCCCAAGACTACATAAAAACGGCGATAGATTCTGTTAAAGCCCAGACTTACGATAAATGGGAGCTGGTTATAGTAAACGACGCTTCTACGGACAATACTGCCGATGTGATAGAGTCGGAGACGGCTGATATTAAAGACAGGGTTCAAGTACACACCTATAAACGAAATGGCAATCCAGGCAGGAGTAGGAAAAAAGCCTGTCAGATGGCTAATGGTGACGTGTTTGCAATAGTTGATGGCGATGACGCTATAAAACCCGAAGCCTTAGAGTTGGTTTGTAAGACGTTTGCTGCTGACCCGTTTGCCGATATAGTGTATAGTACANATTACAAATGCGATAAGGAATTAATACCTAAATCAACGGCTAAATGGACACGTCAGATAGATAAAACCGAAGACTGTACTAAAGCCACGTATCTTACGCATTTATGTGCCATAAAACGGCGTTGCTACGAGTTAAGCCCAGGTTATTCTGCTAAATTCAACAGAGCTACCGATAAATATTTGTACTACCACCTGCTTAGGTATGGAAGAGCCCGATACATAGACAAACCGCTGTATTATTACCGCAGGCTTTACACAACAGACCAATCCAACAAGGGAAAACGTAACAACGCCATGTTTCAGGATGCCGCACGGCAACGAGAGAAGGGCGTGTCAGTAGTTATACCCCATAAAAACAGGAGAAAATTGCTTGACAGGTGCTTAGACTCTATCTTAAAACAAAATGGCAAATATGAGGTAATTGTGGTTAACGAAGGCAAGCGTATAAACCGCAAGGGTGTTAAGTGTGTTCAAGCGAAAGGGTATAATTCCGCTAAGTTTAGAAATATAGGTGCTAAAGAAGCTAAGTATGCTACACTTTTGTTTATTGATGGCGATATAGTAATGCCGGAGGGTTTTATTAACAGTATTGAAGAGAGGGTTAGATACAACAGCCCTTATTTCCCTATAGTTAAGAACGAGATACCAGACGACAGGTGCAGAGGTGGCTACAAGGTATGGGGTTACGGGGTATTAGGTATAAAGAGCCGTGATTTTTGGACAGTAGGGGGTTGGGATGAGTATTTTAAGGAATGGGGAGGGGAAGACCCGGCGATACATTGGAAATGCAAGCATGCGGGCATGGATATACAAAGAGACAAAACGGAGTTGGTTCACCTTTACCATAAGACAGAAGTGCAGCTCACACCTGAGTCCATAAAGAAAAACAAGAAAAGACTTGCAGATTTTAAGGAGGAATATATATGCGGAAGATTGTAACATCCGGGTTTGGGTGGAGCGGGTCGTCAACTTTGCGGCAGTATTTACGCAACTATCCAGGAATGAAGTTTACATACGAAATTAAAAACGTGAGACGTGTCTATTCTGAATGGAAGGACAACTCATATAAAAACATTGAGAAGTACCGTAAACAGGCGAATGAATCAATTGAGAGAGAAGCCAAACGCCGATGGGACAATCAGAAAGTAGCCGTTTTTGACAATTTAGTATTCGCATATCATATAAGGGGTATTGATTTACTGGAAGATGTGGTATGTTTCCCTTTCTTTAGAGATCCCCGTTCAAACTATGCGGCGGTTGCAAGGAAAGAAGAATGTCCAAAGTTTGATGTTTATTTCGGAGACGTAGAGACATTTATAAAAAAATACAGGCAGAAACGAGATTGGTTTGAAAGAGACTTGCCTAAAGTTAAAAACCCTGTTCACCCCATACAGTTTGAGGATTTTATGTTGAAGAAGGATGTCAAAGACGATGTTGTCCGTAAGTGTGGGCTTGACCCTGGAAAGATAACTAAGATTAGATATAAATGCTTCCCGTTAGGGGATAATGTTTACGTGCACGAAAAACACCCCGATAAGGGGGAAATAAGGGTAATAGAGGAAGAGTTGGGGGAGTTCTTGTATGAATTTTAACGGCAAAAGGGTTGCCTTAATAGGCCCCGCAGAACATACAGCTGAAACATACCAAAAAGATAAGGTTAATTGCTATGACTTAGTGGTCAGGCTTAATTCTTGCTACCCCTTAAACGAAAGGGTTATGGAAAAAACGGGGGAAAGAACAGATGTTTTGTATATAACGGGCAACCAGATAGTTAACTCTGGAGATTTAAAGGGCGTGATTCAGGTAAGGCTTGCAATAAAGCATTTTTTCTCACAGGCATTTTTAAACACTAAACCTTATTTAAGCAAAATACATAAAAAGGTTCAGGTTGTGAACACAATAGGGTATTGGGGTATGAGGAATAAGTTGGGAAGTTTACCAACTACTGGATTAATGGCATTAAATGATATAATAACTGAAAACCCGAAAGAATTATATATATCAGGCATGACTTTCTATAAGACGCCGTATTACAAAGATTATACCAGCGATTACGGGGCTAATAGAACATACAAGGGAATGAAACGAAACATAAAAGCGGGCATTAATTACAAAAAACACAACCCGGAAAATGAATTTAACTACTTTGTTGAAAACTTTTACTGTCTTGACAACGTGGTTTGCGATGAGGTATTAGAGGATATAATAAAAAATGAGCATTAGAAAGTATTTCAATCAGATAGACAGAAACACAGGCAGGCTTACCAAGAAGGCTGAAAAGAGGGTTCTGTCTGCTTACAGGTCTTCATTAAAAGAGTTAAGGGCTTTGATGTCTGCACAGTATTCCAAGTATGCGGTAGGGGAACAGTTGACGTTCTCTGAAATGGCTAAATACAACCGCAAAGAGAAGATGTTTAAGGAGATACAGTCTGAAATTAACCGTATGACGAGAGGTAAGGCAGCCACTACCAGGCAGATGGCGGGGGATATATACGAGCATAGCTATTACCGGGCGGGGTTTGCACTTGAGAAGGGAACGCAAGCGAAGTTAAGTTATACCCAACTACCAAGAGAGCAGATAGCAGCATCGGTACAGAACCCCATATCAGGGTTAGGGTTAAACGAAAGAATATCACGAAACAGGCAACTTCTTATATCCCGATGCAGGGAACAGATAACCCAGGGGATGGTACAGGGTGAGGGTTACGTTAAGATGACCTCCCGAATCAAGGATGTTTACGACAAAGATGCTACTGGTGCTATGAGGATATTACGCACAGAGGGCCACCGAAACCAGCAAATGGGAACAGTTGACTCAATAGAACACGCCGAGGAGTTGGGGGTTAAGGTCAAGAAAATATGGGATGCCACCGTTGACGGAGACACGAGGGAAGACCACGCTGATATGGACGGAAGGGAAGCGGACAAAGACGGGCTGTTTACTTTACCAGACGGTTCAAGGGGTGAAGCTCCAGGGCTTACTGGAGAAGCGAGCCAGGACATAAACTGTCGATGCTCTGTGAGGGCAGAGATAGACGGATACAAGCCTGAGTTCAGGAGGACACGGGAAGAGGGGATTATTCCTTATGAGACTTACAGGGAATGGGAAGAGAACAGGTTGGGAAAAGGCGACACTTGATTCAGAAAAGAATAAGTGTCAGGATTAGAGTGTAGGAGAGTTATACAGGCAGGCTCGCACTGCTTGGATAAGGAGAAAAACTATGGCTGATGAAGCTAAAAAAGGACAGAAAGAAGAACAGTCTGAGGAAAAGAATGAAGGAAACGAGTCTAAAGAGGTAAAACTTACGCCGGATTTGGTTAAGGAGTACCTGGACTCGGAAGAAGGTAAATCAATTTTACAGCCACGGCTCGACAAGCATTTTACTAAAGGGCTTGAGACGTGGAAGGAAAAGACTTTGCCTGATGTATTGGAAAAGGAAATTGAAAAGCGGTTTCCTAAAGAGACGGAAGAGCAGAAGGAATTGAGGAAGTTAAAAGACAGGGTTGAGAAGGCTGAACGAGAAAGAAGTCTTGAAGCGGCCAGAAACAAAGCCCTTTCTTACGCTAACGAAAAAGGGATTCCTGCTTCACTGGTAGACTATGTAGTAGAGCCGGATGAAGACAAGACCCTTGATAATGTTAAGTCGTTGACGGAAATATGGAGCAAGTCTCTTAAACAGGCAGTGGAAGGTAAGTTTAAAAAGAATGGTCGGAACGTAGACAACGCCGAGCCGGAGCCTTCAAGCCTGGATGAGCAGATAAAAGCAGCCGAATCCTCCGGCGACCACAAAAAAGCGTTATCCCTCAAAAACCAGAAGCTAATGAAAATGTTTATAAAATGAGGAGATAAATTATGTCAGGTGGAATTACAGGACAAGGCACAAGTTATAATCTTCCTAATTTTGCAGGGGATTTGTTTACGGTCAGCCCGACTGATAACAAGTTTCTTTCTGCAATAGGAGGACTTACAGGCGGTGAAAAAGCAGACGGAAAGATACTCACGGAATGGCAGACGTATGATTTACGGTCAGCTGCATCAAGGGAACGTAAAGAGGGTGCAGACCCGGAAGAGTATAGCTCCAGGAAGAGAGCAAGGGTTTATAATGTCTTGCAGATAGTACAGGAAGCGGTTGAGCTTTCCTACACTAAGCTGGCGGCTATAAACCAGATGGGTGTCAACGAGAACCTTACCGGAGAGCACATTTCAGGAAACAACCCCGTTGTTAATGAGATGAATTTTCAGTTGGAACAGCACTTGAAACAGATAGCCCGTGATGTTAATTATTCGATGATTAACAACGAAAAAGCGTATGACGCTTCAAACATAGACACTAAACGCAAAATGGACGGGATACTTGCGGCTATAACTTCTAATGTTGAAGACGCTTCCAGCGGTGACCTGACGGTTAAGATGGTTCTTGACCTCCTGCAGGACGTATGGAGTGCTGGCGGAATATCCGAAGAGGATACGGCTACTCTAATGGCTAATGCTCCTCTTAAGAGAAAACTGTCAGAGCTGTTCATTAAGGACTACGGTCTGAAATACAGTGAAAGGTCAAGGAATGTGGGTGGAGTCAACCTGCAGACCATAGAGACCGACTTCGGTACTCTTAACCTGATGATGGAAAGGGCTATGCCTACCGACCAGATAGCGGTTGTTTCTCTTGAACAGTGTGCCCCGGTATTTCTTGAAGTACCTGGTAAGGGTTACCTGTTCGCAGAACCTCTTGCTAAGACTGGTTCGGCAGACAAAGTGCAGATATACGGTGAAATTTCCTTGAAGTATGGGAACGAAAAAGCTCACGGAAAAATCATCAATGTAAATGTGCCCAGCTAATGGTTAATCGGGATTTTAAGGAGGGGGCTTAACCGCCCTCTCTAAATCCCACCATTAAATGAATTTCTACGCATCGGAAAGACATTACTTAGACCATATATTGCCTGTATATAAACGTATGGGCGGTAACCTATATATTCACCGGGAACTTGAAGATTACGCAAATGGGCTGGATTACAAGGTGGATATTCCCGTGGGTATTTCTTTAGTTTCTTCTTATGCAGACCTTAATGCTGTTGACGAGGCCGTACTGATGGAGCACGGAAACGGCCAGACTTATGAGGGAGTTGACAGCGGAGGTTATGCGAACAGCAGCCGGGGAAAGGAAAAGGTTGTTATGTATCTGGCTGTAAACGAGCATTCAGCGGAAGCGTTTAAGAAACACAACCCCAACACATTGACGAGGGTTATAGGTTGCCCTAAGTTAGATGATTATATGGGTCTAAAAAGTGGTGATAAGGTTGCTCTTAGTTTTCATTGGGATTGTCAGGTATGTCCTGAAACTATGTCTGCTTTCTGGCATTACAGGGATATTCTGGGCCCACTATCGGAAGAGTTTGACCTTATAGCACACGGACACCCCCGGATAATAGACTTCCTGCGACCTTACTACGAACAATACAACATTCCTATCGTAGAAAACTTCAAAGACGTTATAAAACAGGCATCGGTTTATATATGCGACAACTCCTCTACTATTTACGAGTTTGCGGCTTGTGGCGGAGATGTAGTTGTTTTGAATACGCCTATGTATAGAAAGCACATAGAACACGGGATACGGTTTTGGGAATACGCTGATATAGGAGTACAGGTGGAAACGCACCAAGAGTTAATAATGTCGGTTTATGAAGCGAAACAGATGGATATGAAAAAGAGGAAGGAAGAGATTATTGAGAACGTATACCCGAATTTAGGGTATGCCTCACAGGAGGCGGCAAAATGGCTATCACGACTTTAGCAAAAGTAAAGACAATAACGGGGATTGATAACGATGACCTTGTAGAGGCTTTAATACCCTTAGTTGAGGAAGATTACAAAAGTATACGGAATAAGCCTTTTGATACGGGACAGGGGCTAAAAGTAACCTCTCCGGCTACATCTGCGGGGTATATTGAGATAACAATAGACGAAATAACGCACTCTATACATATATCTTCTGGGGATAATGTTTTCGGAGTTGCCCGGAAAATATATGACAAACTTAAATATGAATATAACCTTGACTTGAACGCAGATGAGGTTATTTTCCTAACGCCCCACCAGGTGAGCTATGAGGACACCGACGACACGGGTGTTGAGGTTGACAGTCCGACGGTTGCGGTCATCTACCCACCTGGGTCAGAAAGCACGGCAATAAGAATGGTTGCTTACAGGGTAGCCAACAGGGTTTCAGAGGGCGTTAAGTCTGAAAGTTTGGGAGACCACAGCGTCACTTATGAAGACACATCTGGCAGTTACCCGAAAGGCATTACTGCCGGGATTAAAAGATACGTTTCGTTCAAATGATAGAACGGTACTTTGAAAACGGAATAAAGATAGCCCCTGTTACTATGTCAAGAACAGACGGTGGAGAAGTTGAGTATAATTACGGCACTCCATTTTCAATAAGGGGCCGTATAAGAATGTTAAGCGGACGGGAGGGATATGATGCTGACAAGAGAAGTTTTCCGGCTGATTATCGCCTGTATTGTCCTGTTAGCACTCAAGTTAAGCGAGAGGACAGGGTAGAATACCTGGAAAAAGAGTACGAGGTTGTGCGGGTTAATAATGTGATGGAGATGGGCGGACATTTAGAGGTTGATTTAAAACTACAATGACATACGGCGAAGACAATTTTGATGAACTGAAATCTAAACTTGAGAGGGCTCACCGGAAAGGGCTTGAGTCGGTGGGGTTACTTATATCGGGGGATGCACAGTTAAGAACGCCCGTTGATACCGGAATGTTAAAGGGCAGTATAAACCACAGGGTAAGTAAAGACTCTGTGATAATAGGCACTAATGTTGAGTATTCAGAGTATGTTGAGTATGGAACTTCAAGGACACCAGCACAACCCTATTTAAGACCTGCTTTATATGAAAACGAAGACAAAGCAAAGAAGATTTACGCAGACTGCATAAGGGAAGCAACAGGATGAAAGAGATATATGATTATTTACGGACAGTTGGTGCGGTTACTGACATTTTTGGTAGTTCGCACGAAGATAAGGCAGATGAGACCAGAATATACCCATTGACCGCCCCTGACGGAGTTGATATGCCCTATGCAGTTTACTTTATTGTTTCAAAGGGGTCTGGCTACCAATATACAGGAAGAATGGATACACAGCGGTATATAGTGCAGGTTTCGGTATATGGCAAAAAGTATCACGGTTCAGGGCAGGTAAGGTCCGGGGCTGATGCGATAATACAAGCTATGGATAATTTACATAGTGCGGATAACAAGCAAGGTTTAGAAGCCTCTTTTCAGGAAGAAGAGAGGTTGATAAGGGAAGAGGAGAAGGGGTATTTCCATATTCCGCTTACGTTTGCGGTTTGGAAGTGAAACTAAGGAGGAAACATTATGGCAGGTAAATTAGGATTTNGTGCTGAACTAAAGTACAAAGACCCTGAACAGGTGATAGGGCACGTTTTTAACATTGAGCCGTTTGAGGTGGCGGCTGATGATATAGACGTTACTACTCACCAGAGTGCAAACAAGACCCGTGAGTTTATAGCGGGGTTGATTGATTCAGGAGAGGTTACCGTTGAGTTTTTACTTGACTCGGATGATGGCGGACAGAACAAGCTGATTGAAGATGTTGGCGGAGAAGCTGATACTTTCGTACTTACGCTTCCAGGCGACATAGTATGGGAATTTTCGGCTTATGTCAGGTCTTACAGTCCTGGTGCACCGCTTGACGACAGAATGACTGGAACGTCGGTTTTAAAGCTGACTGGTGAAACTACTCTGGCAAGCTAATGCCAAGTAAGAAACTAATCCCCATTGAGTTAGACAAGGAAAGAAACCTTCTTGTTGATTTGAACGCAATGTGTGCGTTTGAAGAGAAGACAGGCAGGAAGTTTCTTGATGTGGCTGATGATATGTATAAGGGAAACTGGCCGTCAATGATTGATTTCAGGGCGTTGTTTTGGGCTTTGTTAATACACGAAGACCCGAAACTTACGTTGAAGAAGGTCGGAGAAATACTTGAAATGACACCTGAAACAATGCAGAAAATGGCGGATGCCATACAGGCTAATATGCCTACAAGCAAAGACGACGGTGAAGCCCCTTTAGCGGAGAAACCCCGGCAGGAGTAGACCTCTGGGCTGTTGGGGTTGTAGAATTAGGATTATCACCAGAGCAGTCGGGTAAGCTGACCCTTAAGGAACTGGACTCGCTTAGCAGGGTTAATAAGAGAAAGAATAAGCGTCAGTTATACCAGACAGGGATGGTTTGTTCTACTATATACAACTCCGTAAGAAGGAAGCGTAGCGACAAGGTATGGAAGCCAGAGGATTTTATAGGCAAGGAGAGAAAAATACAAACGCCCGAAAGAATGAAGTCAGTAGTTAAGATGATACATCATTTTTTAGTAGGGAAAAAGAAACGCAATGAGTAATGCAGGCAGTATAAACGTAAAGTGGACGGCTGATAAAGCTAAGTTTATGCGGGATATGCAGAAAGCCCGTGGAGAGTTACAGGAGTCTATGAAAAGCACTGTTGCTCTGGGTAAATCTATGCGTAAAACCGGGGCGATAATGACCGCTGCGGGCGGGGCCATAGTAGGCGTTGCGGGAAAAATGGTATCAAGCTGGGCTAACGCAGGAGATGAGATTCATAAGGCGGGGCTTAGAACGGGGTTTTCTGCTGATGCACTGTCTCGCTGGCGGGTTGTTGCCCAGAGGTCGGGAACTGACTTAAAAGCCGTTGAAACAGGTGTTAAGCGTATGCAGCGGTCTATTGTACAGTTAGGCGACGGATTAGCCGAAAGTACAAGGTCTTTTGACAGGCTGGGGTTGTCTCTTGAGGACATACAGGGACTAAAGCCCGAAGACCAGATGCAGTTAATAATGGAACGGATGGCTGATATAGAAGACCCGACGATAAGGGCGGCGACAGCACAGGAGATATTCGGCAGGGCAGGAACTCAACTTTTGCCTGTATTGGAAGACGGTGCAGAAGGGCTTGCTGAATTAATGAAGGTAGCCGAAGAGACCGGAGAGGTTTTTACTGAGGAGGGTGCTAAGTCGGCTGCTGAATACCAGGACGCAATGAGGGATATGAAAGGTTCTATCCAGGGGGTAGTAAGGACATTGGCTGTTGAGTTGGCCCCGGTGTTTCAGGACATAATTGAATGGGTTACTAACGCTATGGTAAGGTTTAGGGAGTTTGCTGAACGAAATCAGGCTTTAGTGGGTATTATATCAAGGGTTGTGGTTGTATTCGGTGCTTTGCTTGCGGCACTTGGCCCGGTTGTTATGGTGTTCGGTCAATTTCTTGTAATGGCTCCAAAGATTATTATAGGAATAAAGTCCATAGGTGTGGCTATGAACGCCTCTCTTGGTATCTATGCGGCG